CCACCCCATGGGTGGTTCAGAATAAAGATTCCTGTGTGGGGCCTATAGTTGTCTTCTATAGGGACCACCCATGCGGTTTGCTTACAACAACGTGGTGACTTGGCCCTTTCTTAAGCTAGTCGGCACGTTGGTGCGCCTGTCAAAAATGCGAACGAAAAATCATCCGCGGCAGCCTCGAACAGTTTGTAGCTGCCAATGAAGTGTTTGTTCCATCCAAATGCAATTGGACTCGCCAGATCGTCGTAGGGGGCGGGTCCTTGGAATGACATCCAATTCGGTGTTCTGTTGTCCTCTTCTGTCAATCCTCTGTGCACAAGAAACTTGTTTCTCTCGACAAGAGGTCCTTCATCGGTGGGTACAACACCCTCAGTCACCAAAGAGATGGGAATCCGGCTGTAATAGGGCATCTCCCACTCAACCACGCCTCTCAAATCTGAGTAAACTTGGTGTTGGAATTTGCCTGAGCCATCAGTTGGTATCCTGGTGCTAGGGTTGTAGATCGTCACGTCTCCGTTGCTGGTGGGTAAAAGGTCACGGGACACGACGAGGGGGACTCTTGATGTTTGAAGCCAATTGCCGCCTTGGGACACGTCCGAATAAACGTTCGGGTAAGATTGTCCAGGTTGCGACCAGAGTCCAGTTTGCATTTTGTATCTTTTCCCCCCTCGGTAAAACCGATATAGGTAGCTGATGTAATGCAGGGGGTTGTTGTTGGGTAAATTGTCGGCAACACGCAAGTTGGCAAGTGATGTTGAAATGCTGCCGGTCAGAGGAGTGGTTGTGGGCAAGGTGACGTGACTTTCAGTCCAGCAAGTTTTCGTCACGGGGGTCACATACTGCACGATCTTCGATCCAAAGAAGGCAGGGTCGATTTCGACACCCGTCCAATGGTACAAAGTATCGTTCAAATTCAGCGGCCCGGAAATCGCAGTCAAGTTTCCTCCTGAGTTGGTGTAGGGAAACTGCTTGCCATGGAAAACCTCTCCAAATCGTTTGATGATGGTTCGCAGGTTTACAACCTTGTCTCCAATGCAATTCTCCTCTGGAGACATCATATCCATGGGCGGGGAACTCCACATCTTCTGCGTTGATGTTTCCCCCTCATTGCCTGTGTTCTCGCTCTCATTGAAAATTTGGGCCTCTAGGGGAGGGTTGTCAATGGGGTAGAGCTGACCAAATTGAGGGACGGCAAAAGCCATGTCTTCTCCTCCGGCGTGCCACAGCGTCAGTTGTACTTGATCGCTCACTGCGGTGCTGGCCGACTTGAGGGGGGTGAGCACTTCAAAAATCAATGTGCCTGTGCGATTTTCGTTGGTCCAACCTGCTGCGCCTTCCTGAAGGAAAGCCATTTTGCACCAGGGCACGTTGTTGGCATAAGGAACTTCAAAGGAAAGCTCGCTCGTTTTCGACAGATCCAATATCCAATTGTAGCATGACTCAACTTCGTCAGTGTTGGGCGTTACGACTCCGCTCTTGGCGGGGACATAGGAGATGCGCAATCTTCCCGTGTGGAACGCCGTTTTAGCCACCGTGACTCGATATTTAATTCCTCCTCTCCAGAATTGGAACATCGAAGCAAGGTAGTTCAGTGTGGTGGGCACTATGAGTCCAACTCCAATTTCCTGACAGCACGATGGTGAATTCTGCCAAGAAAAGATCTGTGAATGGGGAAGATCTGCCGTGGTCCACGGAATTAACTGGACTTGTGAAACTCCTCTCACGGCGCACATTTTTGATTTGAT